TCTTTAACTGCCTTTACATTTTTTAATTTACTCATAACTACTTTTTTTATGAACCATCTCCCTTATACATAGTAGGGTCAATTGGTTTTGGATTTAACGCTTGTTTAAAATTCTTTTTTTGCCATTTATAGGATTCACTATCATCACTGATTGGCCCACCACCAGCCCATGTATTGCAAGAACGTGCTGAATGACATTTAAAATGATGCATCCAACAATATCCTAATATACCAAAATCATCCTCTACTGGTTGTGTTGTAAATGCAGGTATACATCCCTCAATCATTCTTGGTGATATATCAAATGCTACACAATTTACACATCTCGATTTTTTAGCCGCTTCCAATGTAGTATCCCACTTCTCAGCTATCTTTTCCCAATAATCACCAGGTTCTTCTACATTTAATGGGCCGTAGGTTATGTAATCCGTTTTTATAGCCCTATCACGATTGGCAGTATTTACCATCAAATCTTGAGTAGCAGTAGGACATTTCTCAAGTCCAGCTTGTTCTACTATTCTTTGTAGTTTTTTAATCTGCTCAATTAGTAATTTCTTCTTAGATTTAGATTTCATAATTTACTCATCAATTAATTTTATCATTTCATATAAATATGGTTAAAAGTACATTAAACCTAATATCTGATTTAGTGGTGCAAATGTACCTGTTAGTTTGTATGTATTACCTTTATAAACAAATACGATACCCTCATTTGGAACTATCTTTTGTTTCCCACCGATGGCCAATAATCGTTCTAATTCAAATTTTAATTTTTGTATCTTTTTGACATTACCACTTTTCTTAATATCCACGATAGTTTTATCCAATCGTTTTTTCATATCTCTTAATGCTGAATCTGGATTTACTGTTAGAACTGAACTTGCGAATGATAGAACCTCAGCACCTACTCCTAAGAATATATCTTCAAACTTTCTTAAATTAGTCTTAGATAATTTTTTGTGGTCTTGTTTATCAGTTTTCTTAGCCCAATCTAAAACTTTTACATCACTTATGTTTTTGGAATCCAATCTAAATGATTTATCCATAAATGCCCATCTCTTTACCAATCCCATCTTAGTTTTGTTGTCTAAGGTAGATGGTGAGTTTTTCTCAACCCAAGATTCCCACCATGCTTGATGATAGTCAGCAACTCCATCTGTATCACTCAATCCATATTCACTTTGTAATTTTTTCAACTTTGATAAAAATATTGATTGTTTAGATGATAACTCTTTTGATTTTGGTAGAGTCATCACAGGTGGGCCTTGTATAGTATAATTATCTTGTACGTTCTGATTGATTTGTTTAATCATACCAGCCAAGATTCTTGCAGAACCTTGATTTTCACCAATAGCTTTACCATCCACATCATACTGCATTGTTCCATGAAATACTAATAGTGGTTGTCCGTATGGTATAACATTTACTGATGTTGGATATATAACTTCTAAATTCATAAAAGATGAACCTTGTTGAAATATCTTATCTCTTTGAGCTTTTGATAATCCACTAATTGCTTTAGATAAATCAGTCATTGCAAAATTGTATGCATCTGTTAATCCACCTCTACCTTGAAACTTGGAGGCCACTCCACTAATATCTAAAGCACCCTCACCACTATTTTTTAGATGTCCTTTATTTCTTGCGGCAATCAATCCTCTGTCATCTCTCCAACTAACGGCCAATGCCTGACCATCTGTTTTTTCTCTGGCAAGTTCTAAGTTACCGTTTAGAGCACCATTGATTATTTGTTTTAAATCACCAAATGTTAAATTCATCTCAACATCAAATGGATGATTCATATGTCCGTATGCACCACCCTCAGTTATCAAACTTTCATTTACCGACATTTTAGCATCTAAGAAATCTATTAACTTGTAACCAACTTTTGTTGCAACACCCGATATGTGATTTAACCATTTGAAGTAAACATCAGGCGTTACTTCATCCTTACTTACACCTGATGGAAAGAATGAAACAGGATATCTACCTGAACCTTTTGGGTAATCTGTATCAAACGATTCCATAGAATCATCATTCATTATATAATCAATAACTGCAAATCCTAATTTTGATGCCGTTCTATCATTTACATTTTTATATGATTGGAAATCACCATAGAAAATACCTGGCCCATCATCTACCATACCTTGTCCTGATGTTGAGGATGATTCCTCTATTGGTTTACCTGTAAGATAATCTATTGTTATATCTGGTTCTGAGTAATGTGGATTATGTGCTGATTTCTCTCGTGAGTCTTTACCTTCAGTTTCCTCATCCCAACCCTCAGGATACATATCATCTGCAACTGGAAAATGCATTTGGGTATATCCACCACGTTCCATCCATTCTTCTTTACCTAATACATTTATTGTTCTTGCCTTATTAGGTGGTGTGTATCTGTCTTCTGGTTCACCTGCACCTGAATTAGCGGCAACACTTTCTTTTAGTATATCATTTATATCAAATGACTTCATAAATGATTCTAAAGTTTGTTCTACCTTTACTAATCTACCACTAATTAGATTAAATATTTTTGGGTCTAACTTACCATATATTTTTTTGAACTCTGATTTTCTTTTTGAATCTGAACCAGTAGATAGTAACTTCCTAACTTCAGTTCCACTAATTGGATTTGGTTGTTCTGGTGCTACATAAACATATCCTTTTTGTTTATATCCCATTTGGATTTTATCAGGATGATATGGGTCAAAGTATTTCCCTTTTAATCTGTATCTGTCTTTCTCACCAACAACGGTTACAAACGCAGTAGTATCTTCATCAAAATTACCAATGATTTGTTTTGGTGCATATGGATTCCTAATCTGAACTATTTTAGCTGATGGAATACCAAACATTTTCATCATTATTTGTTTCTTCTCAACAAACTTAAATGGTGATTTAAAACTATCAGTTTTATTTGATGTTCCAATATATACATTATCTTTACCAAACTTACCCACTAAGTGTTTGTAAGTTGCATAATGACCAGAGTGAAATGGTTGAAATCTACCACTATAGACTACAATCGTTTTGTTTATATTCTCAGTCAGTACTGACTTTACCCATTCGTTAATTATTTTTCCCATAATAATAAATATCCTAATTATGTTTTATACATCAATCTATGTAGTGCTATCTGGTGACTGACTTCCAGATATCGTATGTGTTATAATATTCCCAGCAAATTGTCTACTAGCGAATATTGAAATATTTTTCACTTTTGTACTTACATTATCTTGAACTCCACCAATAACGTCTTGACTTAGTGATAGTATTATTTTACAATATTTACCCTTTACAGAATCTGGTATTGCCACTAATGATGAACCAGACGTGCCGAGTGATATACTACTTGAAATTTGAGAAGCTCCATGTTCAATCACAGGTAAAGTATAATCTTGGTCTAATACACTACTGTTCCAGGAATCATAATAATCAACAGTAGTACTTGCCACAGGTGATGAGGCAACTGGTGTCGCGATAGAAAATCTAATTTTACTTTGACCAGATGCATCTCCGTTATAAAACCCCCTAGCCTGAAACGATATACCAATATGAGTCTCTTCTTTTAAAAATGTTATCGGATAATGTGCTTTTTCTACAAAAGTATCAAAATCATCGTGGTCAACGTTTGATATTGAGTATTCGGATGAGTCTGAAACTATTTGTCTACCAACATTTTTAGCATCTATTGTACCATTTGTGGTATCCACCATTGTGTATGTATTACCCTCATAACTTTGTCTTAATAAAACAGATGAACCACTTATAACACCATCCTTTTCAATATTTAACGCAGATGACCCATCTTGTAGATTACGAGATGATGTTATTGCGGTTGCAGTAATTCCAAATCCACCAATAGTGCCTTGAACCACTGCACTCACACCCTCAAATACGATAGAATCCGAAATTGTTTGTGTTCTTGATATGTTACCAATCGAGTTTAAATAAAGTAATTGTATTTTCTTAACGTCTTTTAGATGTTTTGATGGAACTGGTGTTTTTATTAAAAAAGAAGAACTGAATGGTACTGATATTTCATTCAACAATTCAAACTCACCATCCAACCCATCTGATTTTATTAATACCGTTACCTTATCAACAACACCAACCATAGGGTCAGAACCACTTATTATTAGATTTGCGAAAGAAGTTTGATTTTCAGTTGTTGTATTAGAACCAGTAGAGAAAAACTCTATTTTATAAGATGCAACATCTATATTACTAAATGTATGTATTAATCCAACTCTATTATCAAATGTTGTTGTAAATGGTGTTGCTAATTTAACTGTTTGATTGTCTAACACCTCTACGATTGAACTTGTATAAGATGTAGTATTAGTTGGATTATTTATTGATGTTACAGGTGTCGCTGGGTTTGTGAACGAGTGTAAAAATAAAGCACCACCCACCATCTCTTGATTAAATGGAGTACTTGTGGATGTTTGAACTATCGGTGTACTTCCTTTAAATATATATTTTGCATCAGTACCAGTGGTTGTTGTTTTAGTTGGTGACCCACTACCTTGTGGTATGTCAGTATAAGTCTCAATACTTTCAGAGACTGTTACAGTTGGTAACGTAGTTGTATTAAATATAATAGGTGATGTGTTACCTCTATCCCTATCTACTGTAACTGTTTCAGACCATCTAACATTTGGTATATTTTGAAATTGTTTTGGTATTGGATTTCCATTTAAGTCAAACTTAGCAGTACCAACGATTGTTATTGTGGCATCACCATTTGGTGTGTTATCAATACCTTTGTCGTGATATACAAAAATTGATATTATTCTACCCTTATCATCTTCAATAAAATCAGGTATTTCAAAAAATATCTCATTACCGTTCGTATCTCTTACATCAATTAGTAATTGAGACCCCTCTACTAAATTATCCGAGTTACCCTTTATTCTTAAAAGATTCTTACCTTTTTGTAGGATTTGTGGTACATCAGATACCTTAAAGTAGTTTGGTGAGAATAGTGAATTATCCTCAACAAAAACTTTTAAGTTTGATAAATTCTGTCTTTTTTCTTTTTTAAGTATTAATGACATTTATGCTCCACAAATTGTTTCATAATTATAAATATTGTATAGATGAAAATCCACCCATTTTATTAATATCTATAATATAGTCAACCATATCTCTCGTCTTATCAATATGAGAAATGGTAATAATATAATCAAATTGATTCTTTAGGTAGTTAAATAATAAATATAAAGAGTTAAAGTTATCACTATCCAATGAACCAAATCCTTCATCAATTGCCATAAAATTAGGTCGTGGTAAATTAGATACATTTACTAAAGCAGTTCTAATCGCTACTGATGAGATAAACTTTTCCATCCCACTCGTTAGTTCTAATGGCCAGAATTCAGTATCACCATATGCTATATATGAATTAATATTTTTACCATCTGTGTTCAATACTATTTGGAAATCTACAATTGGTTGTAATATATTATTTATCTCAACCTCTAACTTTGGTAGGATGTCTGATATTAGTTTGTAAGGTATTCCATCACGTTTTACACATTGTAAATAATTCTCATACCCAATGTATTTCTTTTCCATTTTAGCTAACTTATCAATCGATGCATTAACCATATCAATCGTGTTTTCAGCTATCCTAACATCACCATTTATATTTATAATTTTATCATTAAGGTCTGATATATCAGATTCTACTACTTTTAGTTTAGATTTGTAATTACTAACTAAACTTTGTATTTTAATATTGTGTTGTACAGATTCCTTTTGTTTTGTAGTATTTTCTATATTATCATTTACTTTTGATAGTTTTGATTGTAAAGTAACTAAGTTTAGATTACAATTTTCTTTTTTATATTTATATTCATTTATAGAGTCCTTTGTGTCTGTCATACCATACTTTAAATCTTGAACCGATTCTAAGTCTTCGTGTACCCAATCATAGGAATCCATATCTGATATTATTTTATCTAATTTAGATTTTTGGTTATCCAGCTGTTCTTTTAAAGAATTAATCTCAATATCTAACGTTTTTGATTGCTGTGCAAAAGGTGTATTCTTATTTGATATGCAATGTTCACAATTATCGTCAAAACTTAAAGAACCAATACCATCTAAATGTTTTTGATTATGTTCTATGGATTTTAATAAATTTAATATTTTATTATCGGTTGATACCTTTTTTGCATGTAAGTTGTTATACTTTTTACTTATATCATTTAATAAATCTAAATCATATGTATCATACTTACTACTTAAAGTTTCAAACAGTTTTTCAAAATTGATTAGTTTTTTTGTGTATTCAGTACATAGTTTTTCTTGTTGTGATATTTTATTTACTAACTTAGTCTTTTCAATGTTTAATTCGTCTATGTCACCCACATAACCATCTACTGTTTTTAACTTGTTAATATATGACTCAATTTTTTCTTGAATTTCAGTACGTGATTTTTTATATCTATCAAGTTTGAGTGTCACATCTTTTAATTTTTTATTGTGTTTTACTAAATCCTCTTCTGCAGTAGATAATTTATCAGGTAGATTTTCTTTCTTATATTCTCTTAATAAAGCAGATAGTTCTTTTATCTCATCATTTGCCACTTGATACAATTGTTCAAATACACTCATATCCAAGAATTGAGCTAGTAACTCCTTACGTTCTTTTTGAGACTTTTCTATGAATCCACTATTGTTTCCTTGAATTGACATTGCCGTTAATATAAAATCATCGTATGAACCAACATATTGTCTGATGATAGAATTAGTATCTCTACGTTCCTCACCATTTAATGAATGTGTTTTACCATCAACTATACAATAAAACTCTACATCAACTTTTACAGTTCCTCGTTTTGGAGATTTCTTAGCACGTCTCTCTATAAAATAATCAACATCATTTATCTCAAAATTAAACTTACAATCAAATGCAGATTTAGAGTAATTTAATACGTCAATTGCTTTGGATGTCCGAGAACACTTATCAAATAAACAAAATGATAGAGCATCCCACATAGATGATTTACCACTTGTATTTGGTGCAAATATACCATATGCTCCTTTCATATTTGTAAAATCAATAACATTATCCCCACCATATGAAAACATATTAGAAAACTCAAATCTCTTTGGTTTCCATATTACATTTTTAAGACCAGTATTACTTATGATTTTACTATTGATATCATTATTTATGTCCTTTACAATATCCAATTCAGATTCACCAATTATATATTTATCTGTTAGGAATTGTTCTATTAACTCGTTTTGAAATCCAACATCTCTAACATTCTGTAAAACTACATTTGTACCACCACTAAACTCTTTTTCATCGGATAGTATTTTTTGGATTGAAACCTCTTTCATACTTCTGTTGAATCCAAGTTTGGATAAAATCTTTTTTAGTTTAGCCTGTGTCGTGTTTTTAACACGTACTCTCATTCGTGGTTTGTTAGGTATGTTAGGATTACCAATCACCTTACCGTTATCAATATCAACTGTAACATAACCGTAATCGTTGTGTATTGGTACAAACTCTGATTCCTTTGTATCAACATCCCAAACTAATAATCCATGCTCAGGATATTTGGCCTCAGAGTGATTCTGCATTATAGTTGAACCACAATACTTAATTGTACCCTCGTCATTTAGTGATTGGTTTGGAACGTGGATGTCACCCAATAGTACTAAATCATAACCATCAAATGATTCTACATTTACATTTTTGTTACTAATACTGAATCCATGCTCTGTTTTAACTCTATCAACAGGCCCATGATATAACCCAATCTTATAATCACCATCTACGTTATCAGCTGGAATAATCTTTTTACTATCACTAAAAACTGATGTGTGGATGAATGTCAATCCACCCATATCCCAAACACCATCATCTTTAAGATAATGTAGATTACGATGATTCAATGCATTTACAATTGGTGATAGGGCATCCAATCGTGATGAGTTATTTAGATTAGCATCGTGATTACCAGGTATCAAAATGGTAGGTAACATATCAGATAGGTTTTTTAGAAATGTTTGTGTCATCTCTATAACCTCTGGTGTCATATCAGTTTTAGCGTGAACGATATCACCTACTAACACTATAATTGAATCTGATGTTTTTGTATCGTTAATATATTTATAGAGTCTATCAAATACCTCTCTATATTCGGCATGTCTTTTTAGGTTTCTAATGTGGACATCTGCAATGTGATATATTTTTTTAATATCACCATTACAAGGAATAATTTTTGATTCTATCATACACCTAATAACTTGTATTCCATTAACCTTTTTAGGGTTAATATTTTAGTATTTCTCATAAGCTTATAAAAATTATCAAAGCCCATTTCGGATGGGTCTGATTCATTTAGTTCTATAAGGTGAACATCAATACCATAATTCATTAGTTCCTCTGCGAATTGTAATGAGTTTTTCAATGCGTCTGAGTCTAATGCTAGATATATCTTTTTAACACCTCTTTGGATTATTTTTGTTTTTATTTTTGATTGTGGTGATTTACCAAACAATGGTATGGAGTTACTTCTTATTGCAATGGCATCAAATACACCCTCACATATAACAATCGGTAAGTCCCAATTTACAAATAAATCAAACCCAACCACATCCTTTGATACAGTTGGATTTTTATGTTTAAAATTACCCTCATAAAAACTTCTACCAACAAAATAATTAAGTCTACCATTCTCATCATAAGATGGAACAATAATCTTGTGTTTGTAAATACCCTCTTCACAATATCCAATATTATATTTAATTATATCAGATGGACGTATACCCCTTTCTTTTAAATAATTTAAAGCATGTTTTCTAATTACAGAGTTTGATGCCTTATAAAGTGGTATATATTCTTTTGGTAATTCTACAACATCATTTTTAACATCATTATTGTTACTAACATAACGATGTCTTCGATTGAAGATGGCGTTGTGTTCATCCCAAACATCTTTAGATACTTTTAGTTTTCTGAGAAGAGATTTGATTGATTTACCCTTTTCATCAGATATCCAACAATGCCATGGATTGTTGCCATCAGAATTTAGTTTGATGTTAATCTCTAATTTAGGTTTGTAGTGTTCCACAAATGGTGAGTAGAATGCATAATTATCACCAGATGTTCTCTTGGACTTTCCTAAAACAGATTCCAATAAATTTAAAAGTCTTTCTTCCATATTCTTATAATATACAAAATATTTTTGTATTATCCAAAGAAAACTTCACTTTTTTTCTCATCTATCCATTCTTGTGGGATTTCTTTCTTAGCCCATTTGAATCCATTCTTATCACACCATTGTGCATATGTGGTTTTAGACCCCTTGTATATCTTTCCATTTGGAGACTGTAAAACAAACCGTATATCTAAATGTGGATGTTGTTTTTTGATTAGTAGATGTTTTTTTCTATCCTCTGGTAAAAACCAGCCTTTTGATTCTATAAATATACCATTTGGTAATCTAAAATCGGGTTTGTATGAATGGTCTGTGGCTGGAATGGTGTACTTTATTTCGTGTTGTTCGTATTCACCATCAATACCTTTTGACTTTAGTTGTTCGTCAATTTTAGTTTCAAGGCCACTTTTGTGACCTTTCTTTCGTTGGATATGACTCCAATTAGATTTTTTCATAACACTTTATTTATAATTTGTTCCAAGTGAAAGTACCATCTTCATTTTCACTCAAAGTATCCGTTTCAGTTTCTTGTGGTAATTCATTAACAGTAACTGACCCGAATGGCCCATCCAAGTCAAATCTAACTTTTACTGTGATATCCACGTCATTTCTAACTTGTGTCGCCGAGCCCATCTTACCAATAGCCAATAGGTCACCTGTATCATTGTATAATCCTATTGTAGTAAAGTATGGTTTGAAATCGGAGCCTGTAACAAACGATTTTAAAATACTATTGTTTATATTATCATTTTCTCTTAGTGATACATTCTGTGATACATTAAAATCATTAGAACTAATCTCACATAATAACGATACCTCGTGAAGTTCTTTTGTAGATTTATATTTTGCGGTAAACCCAGCATCACCACCAGTCGTATAATCCCAACTACCACTTCTACCTGTAAAAACATTATTATAAATTGGTCTTGGGTCAGATATAACCATTAATCCATGTTTGTAAAATACCTCACCTACCACATTTGTTTGGTAAGCGTCTCCATTAGTATATGTATTAGTTGATAGAGTTCCAACTTCAGTAAAAGTTAATGCTTTATTATATATTCTAACCTCGTCTAACGAACCACTTAAACTTTTAAAATCAGATGTAACATCAAACCCACCATCTGATAAGAACTTAGCACCCATTAACATATCATACTTATTATGTACTTGACCAAGTGAGTTAATGGCTTGTGTAAGTCCTCGTGTACCATCTATATATAATGCAAATCCATTTTGCTCTTTAACAAACGCAATGTGATGTGGTGTACCATCGTTTATAGATGTCGATGATGTTACATGCAAAGTTGTTAAACCATCTGATATAGATGCCTTTATTTTACCTACATCAGCACTTGTTTGATTGAAAACTTGTAAATCAAATGGAAATATTGAAGTAGCTATATTTCTACTTCGCATTAAATATTGTGTTGTTGGGCCAAAAACAGATTCTTCATATGTTCCATTCTTAGATATTATGGAATTAACCACATCCGATGTATCAGATTGTGATACTGGTAATACAACCCATAATGAAACTGAGTAATCATCACCTTTTGTAAAGTCAAGTTGTTTGTTGTGTTTTACCCTAACATATGAAGAACTTCCGTTTAAATTAACTTTAGTACCAGATGGTAAAACAGTTCCAAGACCAACAGAACCACTCGTTTCTATACCAGCATCATAAACTAAGTCTCTACCAAACGCGTGATTAAGATAACCACTTTTGTCATTTATTTGACTATCAAATGATATGGTTCTATCAGCCACCTTTTCGTTAAAACCCCAATATCCATATAAATCACTTTGTAGTGTATAGTTCGTTGTAGTTAAACCACTATTTATTAATTCACCATGATATTCGTCTAACTTATTATCTGTTATTGTTATTTCACCAACTAATGGACTTCTGTCTGTTATGGTTACACTACCAGGTTTTATACCATCACCAAGTCTATTATGTGGGACTGAAAATATAGATGCAGATTTGAATAGGTTACGTTCCATTACTCCACGAGTGGAATAAAACATTTGATTTACCGCAGACCATACTATCTTTTGATGGACTGTTGCAAGAGACCCACTATTGTTAGAATTTGAATTATCTAACTCAGTAGTATCCGCCCCTATCTCACCATCTATAGATTTTGATACTGGTATTTTTTGATTATGTAATGGTGATACACCCTTTAGTATAGATATTTGAAAATCACTATCTCTATAATTTGAGTTAGTTACAACAAATTGTTTATAGACATTGTATGGATATCTTTGAAATCCACCATCGTTTATCGGTTTGAATGCTTTTGCCATTATGTTTCATTATCTTTCTAAAAGTCTAATTTAACCTTAACTAATATCTCATTTGAAAATGATTTAAGAACTGGTTGTGATAATTTAGCAACCGCTAATAATTCTTGATTTTCATTGTACAATCCAACTGTTGTTATATAAACTTTAGGGTCATTAACAAAAGTTGATTGTGTAAATCTACCATCAGAGCCTGTAGCGAATGATGGATTGTTTGAAAAATTATATTCACCATTTTTTGCTCTTACAAAAAAGAATGTTGATTTTACTTCCTCTTCGTTTCTTGCTGCAAAACCATCGGATGTACTAATAGAATATGCACCACTTATAGCAGTGAATAATTTAAAAGCATTATCACCATTGAGATTTGAACTCGTTACACTGTTGAATAATAAATTACTATCCAGAGTGTCAGCATTTAAAACTATCACACCTTGTTCTGGATAAACTTGACCATAAGTTGTTGTTGGCGAGTGAATACCATTTGTAATTGAACCTGAAACTAAATTAAACACTCTACCTAATTGGTTTTGTGTTTGTAGAGAATCACCAGAATCATCAATTAATCTGATTACTTCGTTATCACCAAAAACGTGTACATTAGAGCCTGTATGGTCAGTATTTATAAATCCACTACCACTAAGTTTTGCTAAATTTAATTGAAAATTACCAGGGTCTAATCTATCCTTTAACCGAGCTCTATTAATATTAACGACATATATTTGATTTGTAGATACACTATCAAATTCAAATGTAGTTTTATTATCCTCTAACAAAATCTGTGCATATTGAGAGTAAATTGCTTGAGTTGGTGAATCATTATTAGTTGATAAAGAACCACTACCTGCCTTATGGCCATATGCTACTGAAAATTGTGGCTCTGAAGTAGATGTTGTTGATACACCATCAAATATCTCATAATAATATTGTTGTTGAGTGGAAGATTGTCCAGATGACGTATGATATGCGGCTAACGTACCAACGTTACCCGACCAAAGTCCTCTTGTTACTCTCTCAGAACCACCCTCTACAACATCACCGTTAAGTAATGATGTAAATGTTCTTTTACTTGAAGCTAAACTTCCTGCTCCTAAACTCATATTAATTACTCCGTTTTATATTTTAAAGTGATGTTTTTGTTTGGCCAATAGTACTACCCACTGCTATAGTTGGGTCATTTGTTATTGTTAAAGAAACCTCATCTCTACCACCAGTCTCATTACCTACGATTATTATTTTAGTTGAAATATCTGTTGCGTCTGCTAATACTTTTGATGTTATTGTAAATTGACCACCAGTTGTGATTGTTACACTTCGTCTGTCCTCATTAGCACCGACAGGGTCTGTGTTTACACCTATACCATTACTATCACCAGTTATTGTTGCCGCATCTGAATTTAGTAATGTAACTGTGTAACCTAACTGTGTATTACCTGTTGAATGTAATGTAAGTATATTTACAGTAGCAGTCTGTCCACCCTCTTTTAATGTTACCGATGGTGTTGTTGATGTAACTTTAGGAATACGTACAGTATTTTTTGGTAAACTTAATAATTTATATTTCATCATAAAGTTTTCATCTGTTGTTGCTTCTACCAATGGTAAGTTTTCAATTATTATACCATAGAAATCAGAACCCAATGGATGTGCTGTATTAAAAAGATTATAATCAACCTCATCATCTGCCAACGCAAATTGAGTGATTACAAAATTATCTCTTCCTTTTGCCAGTAACTCTCTACCTTTCTTGGTTAAGATTGCGTCTACTGTTATTGATGAATTATCTAAATATCCCATTTATATTACCTTTTTTGTGTTTGTCTCTTGTAATAAATATATTAATAAATATTATTAAACTAATTTTTTAAAATTAACCATTTTCTTCGTTTATTGTGGTTGTTTCTTTGATAATAAGTATATCATTTGGTTTAAAGTTTGTGTTAACACTAAAGTCAGATTCAGGTCGTTCCATTACATCCCTATGTGATATAATCTTTCTACCAAGTTTTTGTTCTAATTCAGATACTTGCTTTAGTGTTAATTGGACATCAGTTAGATTTTCTATTTCAGGATTATTAACTAATTTCTCTTCATATTCTTTTTCTACCTCACTTTCAAAAAATCTCTGATTGGATGTTACTCTGTTTATTGTTAGTTTAGATTCTTGAACCTTTCTACGTTTTTCACGTTCTAATCTTTCAACTATTCTATCTTTTAATTTATTTTCTTTTACTTCAATTTGAGTTTTTCTTTGGTTAATACTTGCTTGTAAAGTGGATACATTATCGTCTTTAATTTGTTTTTCCCCAACTACACTTGGATAATTGTTTTTTAGGAATAACTGATATTCGTCTTTCATTAGTTGAACTTTATCATCAAACAAGAGTCTACGTTCCATTTCATCCTTTTGTGCCTCTTCAACATCTAATCGCCTCGCATCGTCTATTTTTCTACGTTTCTGTTCCTCAGTTAGTAGTTTCTTAGAATCACTTTCTGATAAACTTGCAGCACTAACTACAGTAACTGATGGTTGGGCTGTCGGTTGATTATTGACCAAATTAGATAACTCATCGGTGGATACTTTATCATTTTTTGTTATTAACTTGTCAGTATCTGTTGGGTCACCCGTAGATAGTATCTTTTTTACCGAACTAATTAGTTTATTTAATCTTTTTTTTGCCATAATAATTAAGTGTTTGTTTCATCAAATAAATCACGTCTATCATCCTCTAATGAGATATTATCTAAAAATGAATTATACTTGTCATCAAATTCATCTCTACGTTCATCTTCAAAATCAATCATTTTTTGTAAATCTGTATAGAATGTACTATTTAAGTTATTAACTTGTATTTGATTGTTGAATAAAAGTTTACCACTAATAACTAAATTATCGGTTGGTATTATTGGTAAATTTGTATTTGAATCAATTGTAAGATTACCTTGATTAGCAGTTGGTGTTGTTACAACTAAAACGTTAGGGTCAGCATTAAACACTTCAACCACAGGTAATCCATCGGGTGTATCTGGTGAATTAGTTGTCAATGAATCTGATGAAACTTTACACCCATCAAATTTAAGATTATTAAGAGTTATCGACTGACCATCTATGGATGTTTGAGCTGGTGTAAATGATGATGAATATGGTTTGTTGAGTGAAGCGGATAATGACGATGAATAGAAAAAGTTTTCTACCTTAGCATGTAATGCCACTTTATTGTTAATTATACTTGAACCAGTTACACTATAGTTCCAAGGCCCATTTGAACCAGTTGTCCAATTGACACCAAACCCAATATTAGTTCCTGCAGAGTAATTAAGAATTGTGTATTGGTATTGTGCTGGGGCATACTGTGGTGTCAATGATGAACTACCCACACTCACAATATCGTCTCTTGATGCAGTTATTATATAAATATTAGATGATGAAATCTGACCTTGATAAGTTATGTATGAACTTGTCATATTAATTTCCTTATCAAGTATTCTTAATGTAGTATTATATTGTGGTCTTGTACGACTAATATCTACTTTTGATGTAACTTTAGGTCTTTCTAAAATATGTGGTTCTATTAATATACCCGAGTTATAATCAACCCTAGCAGGTAATGCTTGTTTTATTTGTTTAAAGACTGTGAAATCAAATCGTGCTAATACGTCAATTACAGAATCTATTAAATTTTTAGAACTATATTTTTTAAATATTTGTCTACGTAGATGTTCTAACTCCACATTTGTATCGTGAAATCCATCTCTTGAATCAGGATTACCTATGTAATCGTCAATGTTAAAGTAACCAGTGTGATTGTATATATCATCATTATACATATCGGTTGCGGATAGATAGATACCAACTTGATTCGTATCGACTGGAGCGGTATCATATTTTGATGTTTCTTTTTTATGGTCTGGGTCAAGTAAACCATTTAAACTATTTTCTTCAACTCTAACTTTATTATTTAATATGTTATTAGGGCCTGCACTTGGAACTTTTGTATAATATTTATCAACTACACCATTTAAGTTTGTTGAAGTTACATTAAATATTGAAGCAGATAGTGTCGTTCCAGCAGACGTGGTTGTTATGTTTTGGTTTGGATGTTTAGACGCCAAATTATCAGGACTTGTTATTGTTTTCAATTCTTTACTCGGTAAAAATCTATACTTCAAATCAAAATATGATGCAGTAGGTGAATTGCCATGATAAGATACTCTTGATAGTGTATGGTCATCCATTACAGTATCATTTAGCGGGTCTGTGTAATATCTAATCTCTTGAATTGAACCATTAATATATTCGGATGACTCCCATATAGTTGGTACACCACTACCTGGTAAACTTGCATTTCCAACAGTAAATGTTCCACTACCAGTCCATGCTGGGTTAAATGACGCGGTAGCATCACCCGTTATAGATATACTTGCTGATTTTCTAAATGCAATCTCACCATTCCTCTGTCTGCGGTAGTGTAATGTATAGCTGTTATCTTGGTGGATATCATTTACCGATGTATCTCTTTTTAAGAATAAACTACTCATCTTGTCATCAAAAACCATAACATCATTAATTGATGCAGACTTATACCCACCACTACCACTTAAAAATAAATGTATATTACCTGCATTTGTTTTGGATGCAGTTGGTTCTAATAAAACCAAGAAATCCACTGCATTAGATGCACTACCCGATTTACTTAATAATACGTGTTTATTACCAGTATTGGTATGTTTAAATTGTAGTTCAATTGTATCTATTGGATTAGCAGTATCTAATACATATGTGTTAGGATTTAAATCATTTATATTTCCCCAAGGTATTGATATATGATTGGTAGACGAGTCCATTTTTAAATTATAAACGAACTTATCATGTTCATAAATCGGTTTAATTGTAGAACTATCTGGCTCTATTATAGGCCCACCATATTCTTTTATGTTTAAAAAGGTTTGTGGTATACCATATGTTGCTATTATAGCTTTTACACCTCTACTCGTTCCTTTTGTTTTTAGTAAGTATGGTAAATTACTCACCATTCGTCTCCAAACTTCATAATTTATTTGTTCATGTGATTTGGAAGCAAGAGAACCACTTTGAATGGGATTACCATTTTGGTCTGTTCCTAATGCATATTGCCAAAGGTCTGATGTTTGTTTACCATGTGTTAGTTTCCAACCAGCAGATTGAGCTACACTATACAGTAATTCATTTGGTATACCATCTTTTGGATGTTCCTCTCTTGAACTTAAACTTGTTAATTTTTTAATATAACCCCAAGTGATATCAAAATGATGTCCAATCATATCAACAAAAAGAACATAGTCTGCATTTAATGAATCATTTGCTAGAGATACAGGTATCGTTTTTGTTAATCTTGCATCATTTAACACATCATATGTTGTACAAGTATCAATTAAATCATTGTAGTAACCCACTGCAGTAGATGATGTTGAATGTTCTAACTTTAATGGATACTCCGTTACCTTTGGCCATGGATTTACGATGTACTCAGATGAACTGTAATGTGTATATAATGAACCTGTAGATTCATAGTATAAAAATTTCTCAAATCCATCAAATCCACTTATAACATTGTTTTTTCTTGTTCGTGATTGTGATATATTAGTTAACGCCTCTGAACCACTAACACTTTCCAATGTTGCAATTCGTGTATCAAATCCTTCAATTAGTTGTAATTTATATTTAAAGTTTTTAACACGTTCTGTTGCGGATGAGAAATGTACAAAGTTTGGTAACTCATTGTAGTTTATATTGACATCAATTTCACCAAATGATGAACTAATGTATTTATCAATTATCTGTTGTGATGTAGTTAAATTTGCATCTAATAATTGATTAAAGTTTTTTAAATCAGTTCCTTGTGAATTACCGTAAGTTCCAGTGTCAATATTAAAATTTGGTGGTGAAAAATCATCAATAGTTACCAACTCATTAAATGGATATACTAACACCCTTTCTATATACGAATCGTTGTTTAGTAAATCTATACTACAAAATTTAGATTCAAGAGCTGGATTTAGTGGTTTATATAGTTTAACAACCACTTTTTTAATATCAGGTACTACCAATGTATCATCATAGAATCTAATGATTAGATTTCTTTGTGGAACTGGTATTTCAAATGGATACTTTCTACCTGCGTTTATTTGAAAAAATCTATCCGCTATATTAGGGTCATTAGTATAAAATATAGGGTCACCATTTATATCTGTTTCTTGTACTAATACTACTGTTTTTTCACCAGCAACGGTTGTAACGGTTGGTATAAACTTCGCTACCCTACCAGTTGTCCTTAAACCTTGAATTAATAATGGCTCTCCATTAGAATTAAGTCTAACATCAGTTGCAGACCCATCTCTAAAATTTGCACATTCTATGTAGTATTGTTGACCATCTCTGAAATCTATAATTGATGGAAAGAATGTGGTATCTTGATTAGTTATTAAAACGTCACCAGCCGCGGCAGGGTTAACATTCGGGTCGAATACAACTCCTAAAGTAAGATTTTTAAGAATACCCTCAAATCTAATAATACCAGAAAAACTACCAGATGGAAATGAAACATTAACTGTTTTTTCACCAACTCGTTCTTTAATATTACTTTGGAAACTAACGTCTGTTATTAGTGCTAAATCATTACCACCAAAGTTTAATACGTAGTTTCTAGCGGTTGTGTTGGGCCCTCCAAATAGGTCTGTAAGTTGTTCAGTTGCATTTAAACGTGTAAAATCGTCTGTGGTGTCTGTAGATAATTCTATCTCAGTTCCATCACCAGATATTCTTTCTATTTTTAGACTGTTTGTTGTAAGTTTAGTTAAAAAGTTATATACTATACTATAATAACCTCTATCAATACCCGATGTTCTAACATCATATTCTGGTCTAAGTTCTAAAAAACGTTTACCATCGATACCTTGTTCAGTAGGTGGTATCATTACATTGGATTGTATTAGATTATCACCCGAATATATATGAACTTCTTGACGAGACCCATTTACTGGTAAACCATCATAGGTATCTATTACCTGACCACTACCCATTTTGTTGATATCTGCTATATCAAATAATGGAACATTCTCTTCGGGTTGTTTAGAGTTTAGTAATATGTCTTCGTCTTGAAATCTATCAATCATTTTTTATTCTTTTTTATAGCAAATCGGATGTAAAAGTAATTATTCTATATGCGTCCTCAGGTGACCCAAAGTTGATACCAACTGTAGCTGATGTTGCAGTGAAAGAAACACCAGGTGACTTGCCTGACTCACCACCATTTTTATATCTACCACCAACCTTATGAACCTCTTGAACCCTACCTTGATTATCCACCTCTAATATTAATGATGTGAACGGTTTGTTATCATATTTTTCGAACTCTTCTTTCTCATTACCAAAGGCCGACCAACCACCATTTCTTTTATCATTAAGTACACGTTGGAGTAACAGTTTCTGTGGTCTATTAAGACCACTACCACCATTAACTAAAGATGCTAATGTGGTGTCTACAGTTTCATCAAATTCCTTTACACAATGATAACGCGTAGTAGGGCCTGGAATGAAATCACTTAAAACATCAAATGTAGTAATTTGACCCGATGGTGCAACTTTTAACTGTGAACCTGGAGTTAATGGTGATTGATATACTATATTAAACTCAGTTTCAAAGTTTGATGGTGTTAAAGCATGTGATTGGTCTAAAACATCGGTTTTAAACTCACCTCTGATAAAATTACCTTTAGTTGGGTCTAATGTTACAAATTGACCACCACCATACATCGTGAGAGTGACCAATCCATCTATAGTAAATAAGTTCTTGTCTATAAATCCAATCTCACTAATAATACTTGGAGATATATCTGGTAGCTGACCTTCATCAAAAATAAATGTATCAGATACTCTCTCAAGTATTCTATCGTAATCATTTTGATTAAATACAGTTAATCCCATTTCAAGTAAATGTGATTCATAATCTGTAAATACACCATTAGGGTCTAACCCATTTGATATAATTTGTCTAAAAACGTTTCTTGTAATTTCTCTATTAGCCATTATCTAACTACTTTAAATACGTATCCTGTGAAAAATTCTTTTTTAGTTCCTCTATCAACTCTGAATTCAAATTGATAAAATCTCTCTGGTTGTAATGTATCAAATCTAAAATCAAAGTAATTACCAGTTGAATCACAACTTATCTTAGTGTAAGATGTATCATATGGTATCATTACCAAATTGGTTTCAACATCTCTAAGTTGATAGTATGATGATGTTGGTAAATATTTTACTGTTGTATATGCTGAAGATGTAGAAAATGTTCTTGTTGGATATCTTTCTCTACCAACAATTCTAATTCTACCTCTTGATGTTTCTGTGTATTCGGCTCTTAAATTCTTTGGATATATTAAGATATCTTCTGCAGTTAACTCTTGTAATGAGCCCGTTTCAAATGATGAGTCATCCCATCTAGCTTCAAGTGTTGGTACATAGATTGTATGTGTTTCATTTGAAAAGAATTTAGATGAACCAAATTTTGAACTACCACTCTCGGCAACATCCGTTCTCTTAACTAAGAATCCATGATTATCTCTTGAACCACTTATCCAATCTAAAACATAATTTGTTACTTCTGCACCTAAATCATTTGTACTCTTATTAAATGTTTGTGAGTATTCAGTTCCAATAAATGATGCAGTATACCAAGTACCACCACCATTATTTATTTGAGATGAACCCGTTGAACCCAAAGCAAATGAACCAGTCAACCATCTATCAGTATCATTTCTAAACTCCCAAGAACAGCCATCTACGGTTTTTGGATTATCAAAGAACTGACCAATACCTTCTGTCCAACTTTGTGAAACTTGATATATCTCTAAATCGTATTCTGCTTGAACTTCTGTTTGTTCTGTGGATGATAGATTTAGATAGAACTCAGAGTCTGCACCTATATCACCACTAGCAAGGGATGATGATAACGTAGATATATCAAATTGTATTAATACCCTACTATTACCTTCAAAATCAGTTTCAGTTAGTTCATCAAAAAATTTGGTAACCTCTAATATCTCATCAACACCTGCATTTTGAGTTTTACGAAGTGTTTGTTCGTATATAGTAGTATCCTTTTGTCCAAAAATTCTAAATATCATTTGTTATATCCTATTAAAAATTATCTGTTATTACCATTCCTCTTATATCTGTATCTGGGAATTTTATCTCAAATATAGATGGGTCTTTTGGTGGATGAATAACTCCGCTTCTCGTTGCGTTTTGAATTGTATATTTGTTTGGTGCATAATTACCATTAAATTTATTATATATCTCCAAACCACCTTTATTATTTGTATCAGGTCTAACGGCGGATTGAACACCCTTTATATTATCAAGTAAAGAATATAAATTTGACAAGTATATGGGTTCGTTTATTTTCCAATTATCTATATTGAAATAATCTTGTAGAGCCTTTACACATCTCAACAAGACCTCATTGGAATTGTAATTTGGTAAAACTCTAATTTCAAAATCAATACCTATATTAACTATAAACGCATCTTTGATATTAACAGCATCTGTTAGTATACGATAGTAGGATATGTAATTTTTAAGATTATTCTTTGTAGCTGGGTTTAACTGTGTTAGTTTTTTGTTAGCATCATAACCCAATGTATATAAATTCAGTGCTAATGGGTTTGGTATTTCAGCTGGGACTAATTGGCCATTTACTGTTTTGTTTTCCAGTTGATAGTCTTGTACCAAATATGCTTTTGCAACAGACCCAAATTGTGGTGGCATTGCGTAACATCTCATTACATAATCTTCTCGTGTTACGGCTCTGTTTTGTGCTCCAAAATAAGCGGCGGCATTTTGTCGTAATTCTTCTATTGATTCACCACTTTTACCACCAACTGCAGGGTTTGGATTTGTAACAGCAACTGATTGTCTTACGAATCTAACTAATGATGCATCTAAATTACCCTCATTGGCTAAAGTTGAAGTTATACCACCGATATCTGTTAAATCTTTAGCAGATACATTATCAGAGATTCCATTACCAGTTACATACTCAACCGTTAGTGTTGTGTTTGATGGGGCAACCCCATATGTTTTTGTATATAAAAAGTTTGATGGGTCAATACCTTGGTCTAAATCTCCGACTGCCGCATATAGAGCAGAACCAACGTTATCTGGATTTGGAACTATCTCCTCATCTGCATTTGCAGATATACCAGCACCAAACTGTATAACAATTGTGTTTGTATTTTCAAATCGTGTTGTAAATCTACGTGGTGCTCTTTTTAATTGTAAAAGATATTTAGTGTCACCACTATACTGAGAAAATTCTGTAGTATTATCTTCGTTATTTTCAACTTGTTCAAAAACTGCATCTTGTGCTAGGAAAGGTACTTTAGTCCATTCATTACCATCACTATCTGTTATAGATTTTATTCTTATGATATTATCGTCTTCAATTCGTATTTTATCATAAATACGTGGTGACCCAAATGTAAACTCTTGTGATTCAACAGTACCACTTGATACTTTTACTTGTTTCTTTAAAAGATAATAAGTTGGTAGATTTGTACTACTATCAATTTGATAGACTGATACTTCCATTGGGTCAAATGATGACGATGTTCTAAAATCAACAGCCTGTGTAGTTCTAAATTCAACCGAGCTACGTTGAGTTGAATTCACCACCATTCCCTCATCAATTCTTAGAGCATAACTCATATCAGGTTTAACATTATCACCAGTACCAGTTGATGGTACTAATTGAAATATTTCTAAATTAGTGGTAGCAGGTACGTAATTCTTAGGTTTGTAACCAAATGTTGATGCTATATTAAATAAATTAGTAGATTCTTCTGCGGCAGTTAGTAGTGATTCTCTAAGTTGAGTATCTGTATAAAATGACAACACATCACCAACGTAAGACGCCATTTCTATAAACATCATACCTGGTGATGATTCATTAAAATCATTGTATGTATTCGGAAAGTATGTTTTTGAAAAATCTATAAGATTTCTTCTAAATTGTCCAAAATCTCTACCGATTAAACTAACGTCTTTCTGTACTGTATCATATTTTTTATCTGGCATATTTACCTCTAATTATTCAAAATTTATTAATAACCACCTGAAAAACTACCTGGCTCAACGTTACCAAAATTACCAGTACCTACTGCCGTATCAACTACTTCAGTCCCAGCTGGGTCAACGAATATCACAACTTCTTGGTTGGCATTTTGTGGTGTGATTCTATACGATAATAATACCCTAAGTGTATGTCTATCAAAATCTAATTCTGATTCAACTTTATCTATTACTATATATGGTAACCAAAACCCAATGTCTTCTCTCAAAGAATCTTCAACCAACGTTTGTAAATCAGTATTCATTGGTTGGAATAGTAGGGCATGTAAGGATGACCCAAAATTTGGTTGATATGGTCGTTCACCTTTAATAGTTAATAGTAATAACTTTAAATTTGAATTCGCCTGCTCTTCAGTAGTAAAACTTTGATTGAATAATCCATTTTCTTTACCAAACGGTAATGTTACACCAACTCCAACATCTGGATTTAAATCTAATGGATTAAAAGAATTCCTATTTCTTTTGGAAGCCATCTATGCCCCTTTTTTAGCATTTATTTTTTTCATCAATGATGAATAATCTCTTGTTAGAGCTTTACCAATACCAGTTCCCTCTAAATTAACATCCATCGGTCTACCATCAGGGTCAACAGTCGGTGTCATATTACTAACAGTTGGTGTAGAATCACCATACCCAAGCATACTTGACATTGTACTTCTATTAAAACCTTGAGCCTGATTAGACATAAACGTTGGTTGATTGGCATTTATATTTCTCCATTCATCACTCTCGTATGTTTCTGTAAGTAATCCATTTAAAACTTTATCTTTGGAAAAAGTCTTTTTAGGTTTAGGTTTACTCTTCGGTTTGTTCTCTATAATGTGAGATACATCAAATGGGTCAAACTTTTCAACCTCTTCTACCCTTTTAACTTTTTTAGATTTGGGTTTACTTTGTTTAACCTCTTTTAGAAAAGGTTTGAGTTCTTCTCTAACCACTTTTCTAACGATTGCTTCTATTAATTTTGCTGTTTGTCTTGTGTTCATAGTAATAGTTTTTATATAAATATTAAAATGTTTATTTTTACTACTGTTCCATTCTATTAATGGTTTGTAAAATATTTTGTATAGTCTGTTTTATTGTTTGAGTCTGAGCCTTATTAACATTGGCCTTAGTGTTTGATGATATAAATGAAGCAAAATTTAATAAAGGTTGTGGCCCAAGTTGTGTAGTTACTTGAGAAGTACTAAGTGATTGTGCAACTGTTGCAATCTCCTCATGTGCTTTTTCTACATTCTCATTTAAATCTATCACATTATCAATTAGATTTTTAATCTCTGTAAATAATGAATCTAAATCCATTGCCCAATTTGGTGTTGCAACATTTACCGATTTATCGGCACTTAATAGTATGTAATCTGATTTAGCATTTAATAGTAATCTATCAGAGTTTAGTATGATTGATGCCGCATCATACTGTGCTGGTGATTGAACACCTGTACCTAAATTATTTTGTGAAGTTGATAATCGTATCTTCTGTGTTGATGTCATCCACATTGATGATTTATCATCATCAATATCCTCTATTACAAACTTATTATATTCACCTTGTGAACCTCTACCATTGGATAGTATGGTTATGGGGTCTGAACTATTGTTTGATGACCATGATGGTCGTTGTGAAGTCTCTGTTGTATTTGGCGTGTATCCAAATCTAAGTGAGTGTCCGAATCTACCCTCTATCAAAACATCACCTAAAAATGGTTGTAATGGGCTTATATTTTCATCTTCATCAAAACCCTCACCTAAATCAAACTCCTCATCATCAACATTACCAACATTGGAATTGCCTGCAGATGTATCTTCATAACTCTGATTATTTGACTCCTCTTGAATAGGTGCTATAATTGGTGGGAACGCATTACTATTTGGGTTTAGGTGTATGGCAAGTGGACTCATGTAATATAGTCGTGAATCTGTATCTTGTCGAGTCGTACCGAGACCTATTGATGAAAAAATTAAAACAACTTCACCCAATAATGGTATTCTCTTTATATTTGTATCTAATGGATATGCCTTTCTTAATATACCAGATGAGTTTCCCAAAAATATATCTATACTATATATTTCATTTATATCATTATCTGTTAACGTTATATTTTGTATAACACCAGTTTGTACTATACTCATTCATCATCTCCATCATTTTTTAAAGAGTCGATTTGGTCATCAATCTCTTTTGCGTTTTCTAACAGTTGCCTCTTTTCCTCTTCAGTTAAACCAAGGCCACCAGCCGAATCATCGGAGTTAGTATCTTTCATCATTCGTTGGATTATAGCCGCTAACTTAACTATCTGGTCATCGTTTCTAACTGAGACTTCCATATATTCTTTTATTAATGGAACAACAACTGTGGCATCATTTATATCTTTTACTAATGGTTCTAATTGAGCTATTAGTAATTTAATCTGTCTATCTTTCTTTTTTGAATTGGTGTAGATATCTGACATGATATCAGCAAATGATTTACCTTTAAAAAGTTCTGTATCTTTATTCATCAAATTCCTTTAACTTATAACTATTAGATAGATATCCATCTCTATTATATTCTACCAACAACTCAGCATAAATACGTTTTAATCTACCAACAACCTTTGTTATATATTGTGTATGTACACCAGTTCTCTCTCTAATAAGTATGTAAAGAGCTTTCTTATTGTAAGAATACAAATCTGCACGAGTTCTAAACAATTCATTTATACTATCTGCTATAGCCCTATCTCTATCTTTCAAAAATAAATCAAATAAATGGGTATCAATGTATTCAACATATTGGTCTATAAAATCTGATTTTGATTCTCTATTGTTATACGCCACAACCTCATTTGTAATATTACGTGACGTATCAATTTTTGATATATCATCTCTGGCTTTCATTCTGGCATAGTTTGCATTATTTTCATTGAAAAGATAGTTTCTAGCTACAACTGTAAAGTATGAAAATGCTCTACCATTATCACCATTGAATTTATGTATCTTTTCATTCAAGAAAGCAACAACACTTGCCTTTACATCCTCATATGGTACATCAAAATAGTAAGTCTTGTATGTATGAATTACATTCTCTGATAACTTGTTGAATGGGTAATGTATAAATCTGTTATAGATTTTATTTTTTAATCTTTGGTCTTCACAATTGTTGTAGGCATTTATAGCAATCTCTGTAATCTTTGTGAAGTATCTTTTATTCTTTCTCTTTCGTGGCATCTAAATCCAATCTTTTATTTAACATTTCCATCGAACTTTTTATTTGTTCAAATATAAATCCCGATTCGTCATCAGATTCAAATGAACCCAATCTATCTATCTTTTTCATTCTGTCATATGCTAATTTCATATCATCATAAAACTCTAAAAAAAACTCATCAGTTTTCTCTAATTCTTCTTCCATCCGCTCGTACTTGACTAATAGATTACGAATAACATACATTTGTAGAATAAAAGTAGCTACTGAAGAAATTACGAAAAATGTCGTTAATACCATATTTTATAATTTAACTTTGGGAAGTTGTATCACCAAATATAGATTTGAAATCAATCTTCTCTGGCATTTTTACGTTTTTTAATTTTTGTTTTTTAGATGGTCTACCACCCACATTCTTAGTCTGTGGTTTTTTGTTGGTATTCATTACTCTGTTCCTCTCAAAATTTGAGGCTATCATATCGGCTTGATGCATAACAAATGGTAGTGATGTTTTTAGTACGTTATCTTTATTATACGTAATATAATATCTTTTGTTACTCTCATCGTATAATCCATCAGTTAATTTAATACCAATGTATTCCTCTTCAGTAATTTTAATACCATAATGGTTTAACATCCAAAATGTTCTATCATTCAATTCCATCCAATGCATATCTGGATTTGTTTTATAAATCTTACCTTGATTGTCAATATGCCATTGTGAATCATTTGGAATGTACCAACTCTCTTTATCATTACCCACTTTACCTAAGTCGTGGTGTAGTGCTGTAAATATTAGAGTTTCTTTGTCAAAGTCTAATACCATACCCAAAGTTTCATATAACTCATAAATTTTAATTGCATTATAAGTTACTCTTAAAATGTGGTCAATGTATCCACCTGCAAATGCATTGTGAAAATGTTCAGTTGATGAGGCTGGTGTAAGTACGATTCTATCTTCCAATAAATCATACATCTTGTTTAAGGATTCCAATCTATCACCACTAAAAGTTTGGTTGATTAGTTTTCTAAATTTAGAATAGTTTTCTTGGATTTTATTTTCATCTAAGATGTGTATCATAATTATTTTTCAGTTTCTTCTATGATTGATAATAACTCACTTTCTCTATAAATGTTGTAAGTCTTTCCATTGTTTTTGTGCTTGAAACCAGTGCCATCTAATAATACTGTATCACCAATTTGTACTGTCATTGGTATTCTATCGCCTGTATGAGTGAATAACCCACCACCTACTGCAATTACTTTCCCTAACATTGTTGTTTCAGAACCTGATGGTTTGTATAACCCACCTTTTGTTTTTTCATCGTGTCGTTTAATTATTTCAATAACGACTCTATCACCTAACGGTGTGTATTTCATTTCCATAACTTAAATTATTTTATCTATTATACCTAATTCTAATGCTTTTTCTGATGTGATGAAATAATCATTTTGTTGATTTGATTTCCACCACGTTTTATCTTTCTTAGTACACTCTTCCATAATCTGATTACAATCCTCTTCTAATTGTTCTGCAAATCTAGCATTGGATTTTATATCAGATAATTTACCAGCGGTAAATGAAGATAATTGATGTACCATTATTTTTGAATGTTTAGATGATGCCCTTAGACCAGTTCCAGCGGTTAGTAATAATGCCGCGGCTGACATTGCCATTCCTCTACAAACTATATTTGTTTTTATACCATCTCTATCTAAAGAACGAATATAATCAATTAAACCTAAAGTTTCAACAACATCACCACCACCTGAATTTAATAGTATTGTTATTGATTTTAAATCTGTATTAATCTTTTTGAGTAATCTTACTTTTGATACAACATCAAATAATAGACCAGTTTGAATCTCATCTTGTATTAATATAATATTGTCATTAATATCAATACCATAATCAAACTCTCTAAATTCTTGAAACCATTTATCACGTTCTCGTTTTGATGACGATGTGTAGTTCACATCCGATTCAGTTGTGGATGTACGATTATCATTATACAAACTCATATATTATTGTTTAAATTTAAATTTTATATAATATACAAAAAATATTTCAATATTCCAAATTTATTTACCCATATTTGCATTATCACCATCGGTATACGTATCTTTTCGTGGTTCATTATATAAATTTGTATCTGGTTTCGGTTCTTCTTTTTCTTCTTTAATCTCTTCCTCAACCTCAGGTTCTGGTTCAGGCTCTTTAATAGGATTAACAATTTCAAATGGAATTGATTCTACTGTTTTATGTGGTTTACCAAAACCTGTGAGTTTGTTTAATGCTATGACCATTGCAATTGCCAACGGGTCAAACACAAATACTATCAATAGTGTAAACCAATTCACAATAACATCCATTGACTTACCTGTAAGTTTTGATAGATATCTTAATGGCCCAATCTCGGCAGCTGCTTCATTATTAGACTGAATATCTAATATTTCAAAATCTAATTTAGTTACAGAATCAGTTAATGATTCTACTTTTTGTGATACTTTATTTAAAATTTCTTTATTATCATCCAATTGTTTTTGTAGAGCTCTACGAGTTGATGATGATGTCGTTGTTATAATTTGACCAGTTTCTCTATCTTTATACTGAATAATATTATTTGATAGACCTTTGGATAGTTCTAAAATAGATGTGTTTATCTGCTCTTTCTCAACCACAACCCCATCTAACTGAGTTTGGAATCTATCTTTCTTTAATTCTATTACCGATATTTTCTTATCTGTAATCATTAATTCATCAGATGTTTTTTGATATGCCGCCGTTAAGAACCCATATATACCAACTGATGTAATTACCATAAGTATAAAAACAGCCAGACATAGATAGTACTTCATCCAACCAGCGATTTTCCAATGATTATGTAAGTATGATGCCACGATTAGTTTTGAAAATTCCAATCCACCTGCTAAAATTATTACCTCAAATTTAGCACCAGCAAATAAAGAACTTAGACCGAATACAGAATAATATGCAGCTGAACCAGCTAACAGTAATGTACTGCTAACCATCAATAACATAAACATATTATGACTGTTGAAAAATTTTTTCATTTTTTTTCTCATTTTTTAGTTTTATTAAATTGTTAAATTGTATTTATATATAAATCATTTCCTGTAAATGGAAATAATGGAATTAAAAATCCCATTAATAAGTATTAAATTATTAATAGAAATAATTAATAATAAAACAACCTTAAAGGGCATTCTCTGCCAGATTGGCTTTTCTGTACTCCATAATAGTTAATTCTTTCATTTTAGACTCAACCATTACATCTACCTTGTTACCATAAGTCTTAATAGTATCAGATATAAAATCTGAATGTGCCTGTGGCTTAATCTTAGAATTGTTCTCATGTAAAGCTTTAGATTCTGAATAGTGTACCACTGGTGTAATCCCATCAGGCCAAGTTGTCATAGCTAACTCTAATGCATCTTTTTCAGATAACCCACCTGTATTGAATTTGTGATGGTGGTAATCAAACACGATAGGTATACCAATTCGTTCATGTATGTACATTAAATCTTTTACAGAGTACATAGATGCTTTGTCATCATTCTCTACAGTAAGACGAGATTGTACTGAATAAGGAAGTCTTTCAAAGTTTTTACAGAATCTATCCATAGCGGATTTTTTATCACCATAGACACCATTACAATGAATATTTAACTTGTTATAAGGTGTATGTGATAAACCCATCATATCAAAGACCTCACCATGTATTGAAAGGTCTGTAATCGTATTCTTTACAACATTTTCGTTTGGAGATACCAACACATTAAACGGGCCAGGATGAGCCGTTATACGTTGATTATATTTCTTAGCCAAGTGACCTGCACCATTTAGTAGATTCTTGATACGATGGTAGTGTGGCATATCTGATAGTTTGTATTCAGATGCCCAAGGAAACAGATTAGATGTTGTCCTAAAAAAGTTGATACCATTTTTGTGATTCCATTTGATAATTTCTATCAAGTCCCTAACATTCTGAATACCTAACTCTGAAGCATATTCGATACCCTTTTGTTGGAATGTTCTTTTAATCATACTACGATTCGTAGTAATATTTTTTTTACGTAGTGTCATATTGATACACGCATATCCTAAATTCATAATATATAATTTTTAATAGTAAATAAATTACACTGTAAAGATAATAAAAAAAGGGAACTTTTCCAAGTTCCCTTATGTTAAATAAATGTTAAAATTAATTAGGTTCTAAATCCACGATATCCTTTACAAAATAAAAGTAAGGTTCTTTTCTAAAAACTCTATCTGCTCTGAGATGTTCTTTCCAAGTTTCAATTATAGGGTTATGTTCTATAAGAACCTTTCTAACCACTAAATATAATTTATCACCAGCGTTTATAACTTCTTTGTTAAACATTATTTAACTTTAATTTGAATAAGTTTTCTTTTCTTATCCTCTAATTTTGGAATTGTTAAATTCAATACACCATTTTCAACAATGGCTTCAGTTTTAGATAAATCAAAATCTTTATTAATTTTGAGTCTCTTGTTAAAAGTTCGACCATCAGTCTTACCTTCAATGGTTAAAATAAAATCATCTGCAGAAATAGTGAAATCTGTTTTAGAGAAACCTGGTACATCAAATTCCATTTTGATGTTATCACCATCAATCTTATAATCTGTTGAAAATTCTCTTGGTAGATTTAAAAATGTGTCAAATACGTCACTTAATAAATCGTTGTTGTAAGTTCTTGTTAATAGCATAATGTATACTCTTTTTTAATGTTTAAAAATAATTTATACTTACTATTAATCAATTAGTATACCAACTCAAAATATATGACACATTGTCAGTTCATTGATATCGGATTAGATTTACCCAATAAAACGTATGTCATAATGACATTTTCCTTTGTGATGGTTAGTTTACTCTCTGTCATTATAGCACCGTTCATCATCATTAAATCTGCAATATCTTTTATATCATCCAATGTCTTAGCAGTTATCCTAACTCCCTTTGGGGATGGAGTATCATAACTAAACTCAGTTTCTCGTTTCAATTCATCCCATATATCAGAATCAGCATCATCACCACCCCATATAAAATCATCAATATCAGCCAACATCAAATCATATATGTATAGTAGTTTATCATCATCTTCCAATTCATTAAAGAATTCATATTCATCACTATCCCAATACTCATTATTAATCATACGTTGTCCTCCTATTTTTTATAAATATCTATTATATCTCCTTTTCTTTTGTAAATTATGTTTAAAATTTTCAATACATCCTTTGGTAAAGCCTTCCTTTCAGTTATAACATGGGTATTACACAACCTAACAAACCGTATAAGATACTGACAATCTACATTAAACGTTGCAAGTTCGGATTGTAATGTTATTCGTATCAAATCAAGCCGTCTCTTCATCTTTGAAATGTATGCATCACATGCAAGAACATCTGATTCAAAAAATGTTTTGATAAGAGTTTTTTCTAAGTAATATACTTGATTTTCTATAACCGATAAACTTTTACTATCAGCCGACCCATTGTATGCGGTTACTTTGTCAACCGCACCTTTGTACACGTTGACTAAAAATGTGCCAAGTTCCATCTGTACATTATATTACTGTATACCTAATTTGATTCGTCTGTCGTGGATTTGTACCGCGTTTTCAAGAGTTGATATTATTCTATTACATTCGTGAGAAGTAAGTTCAATTTCTCGGTTACCTATTTTAAGTGAGCCGATTGGCAAAGATTTGTCCCTATAATTGAATTCATTAATACTATCAGACATCCCAAAATCTATACTTGAATAGTTCTTACCAAATTTGTTTTGTTTCTTCTTAACATCTGATGGTACTGCGTGTATATGATTTACAGAACCTTTGAAATTTTTTCTACGTGCCATTGTTTATATTTTAAGTTAAATAATCTACAAATAAATATTAAAATAAATGTTATTAAATGTAATTATTTTTTTCTATTACGGTTTGATATTCTTTTAAACTTTTTCTCAAATGCATCCAAACACATTCTATCAGGATGAGTTCTCTGTATGTTCTTACTGGTTTTTAATATCTCGTGAAAGAAATACCAAGCCATCTCTGGTTTACTTTGTGTAGGTATCATATACTCATTCACGATATAGTTATCAGCACCATCCCATATATAGTACTTACCTCCTTTCATCAGGCACTTAGCCTTTGGATAAACACTTAAAACTTTTTTCTTAATTCTTGTTAACTTATTCTTTGTTATTTCCACTTTGTTGTGATTTTAAAAATGATTTTGTAATACTTGAATTGATAAATATACTGTTATTAGAATCATTAACATAAACATCATCATATATCCTACCATCTTCAGTTTTTATTGAATAGATAGAGCCACCTTTACTTGGTGACCTATCTATAATTTTCCCTACTTTGAATTTATTGAAAACTGACAAAACAACTATTGAGCCTGTTACGTAATTCATTTAATACCCCCACTAAATAACTTTTATAATTTTAGTCTCTGAAACTGATGAAACTTCAAAATCAATAACAGTATTTTCAAAGTCTTTGTGAATCTTAGCCTCTGCATCAGTAACTGATACTGCGTTCACCAAATATTGTTCTACATTCTTTTTCTGTTTACCGTTGTTATCTGAAACAACTACCTTTACTTTTGCTATGTAATATGCCATAATAATGTTTTAATTAAAATAAATAATATTATATTTGTTCTCTAATTCAGATTCTGTAATCAATTCATATGAACCATTACAATCACCCATATCTAAGTCCTCAGCGATTGTATGAAAATATTGTACAATGTGTTCACCATTAAGTTGCTTACCTGCTGGTATAACAATCATATATATTGGTAAATCTTTGTTTATGTACGTTTTAAACTGTCGTGGGCCAATTTCATCGGGCCCCTTTTCAAAACGTTCCCTTAATTCATTGAAATAATCTTCATCCATTTCAACCCAATAAGAACCTCTGTCTAACTCTTCAAGAGCTTCTTGTGTCAATTGTTCGATTTCTGTTTGTGTCTGTTCGTCAGACAAGTTTTGTTCAACCATAATTTTTAAATTTACTTATTTAATTTATATGAAATATCACCAGAATCATTTTCGGTTTCTGATAAAATACCTTTGTTTACTAATCCTTTGAAAGTAGAATTGATATTATCAACTATGATACTATCAGCTATGTACATAGCTAAATCCAATACTTTTTCGTAATCCTTTACATCAATATCAGATGATATCAAAGCTCTATAACATCTACTTCTGAATTTATGTTCATCAAAAAATTTGTTATCTAAGACACCCTCTTCATCAAGAGTTTCTATTACCATTTTGGTTATGTTCTTTGCATCTACACTATCCATTACATTATATTTAATTTAAAAAAAAGGTAAACCCCAATATGGGGCCTACCATATAAACATCTAATTATTAAACGGATTACCTAAATCACTGTCATCACTTGTATTGAACAGGTCATCATCGGTACTATTATCAATGAATTTTTGTACAAACTGTTTGATGTAAACTCTCTCAGATTCTGCTCCACCAGCCTCATCAAATAATGGATAAACTGTTATTTCAGCGGCCTCTTCAAGACTAAACCCATCATAAAGTAGTGAACCAATCTCTACTGCCGAACGAGTTGATATTGAGTTCGTAAGTTGTGGTGTTTCTTTTTTAACCTCACTACGAGTCATTGTAGTTATCTCAGCAACCGACTGTAGAACCTTTTCATCAACAGATGGATACATCATATTCAGTAGTGAGTATTCCTCTTCAAGATTAAGAGTATCCATTTCAATGATTGTGAAACGGTCAACAATCGCTCTATCCAATTGACGAGTCGCGGTATATTCATTACCAATGTTAGCCGAAGCGATGAACGAAACACCCTCTGCAACTTTTACTACTGGTGAATCGGAAGCCTCATCAAGTCTCAAATATCTTTGTCCACTATCTAAAACAGACATTAAGATGTTATGAGCCTCAGGATGTGCCCGAGTCAACTCATCCAAAACGATAACTGTATTTGGAGTCTGTATCGCTTTTACGAATGGTGATGGATTAAACACAGTTCCTTTTTTAGTATCAAACTGAGTATTACCAATCAATGTAATACGTGGGTCTTGGGTTGAACCAAGATTGAATATTTCCATATTGTAACCATCCAAACAATTGGCCGCCGCTTTGGCCGCCATAGTCTTACCACACCCCGCTGGGCCAGTCATCATAATGTTCTTACCTCTAAGGATGTTACGAATCAAATATTTCCATTTCAAATCTGTCATAAACAACATTTGTGGTTTTAATTCGTTAGACTGTGAATGGATAAAGTTTAACAACTCTTCTGGAGCAGGTGGAGTAACACTATCTGTAGATTGAGTTGGTGTTACATTAACTAAATACTGTTCCAAACCACCATTTGGTTTATTGAAATTAGTAACAGGTTCAGCCCCACTAAACTTCTCAGCTGGTAATTTGTTAAACATTAAAACACCACTTGTTAGATTACCACTTATACGAGCCTTGAAACACCATTTAGATGGATTGTTAGCGGCCGATACAGCACGTCTGTAAAGTGAAGTACCTTTTTCGTTTATTTCAGGTACGAAAAACTTAGAACCTGCGGAGTCTACTAAAAATATTTCTTTATTTTCATTTCTTTCAACTGTTAAAAATACAAATCTTTGAGACTTTGACATAATATATAATTTTTTATTTAATAATAGATGTTTAAAATTTTCAATTCTTACTACCTCATCAACCTTACAATACTAATATACGACAATTATTTCAAAAAGTCAAGCTTTAAATGTTAAAACTTTGTTAAAGTTTGTTAACGTTTTTATTCAAACATTTTGTTTAATGACTTAGCTAGTGGTATCATACTTGTAATATTTATCATCTGTGCTGAGTTACCGTACATAGTTTTGAAATCAGTTTCTCTTTGTGATACATGACGATTAGTACTAATACCATAATCACCACCCCACGATAAGAAATATGATAAAACCTTAACACCACTTTTTCTAATTTTCTTAACTTGTCTTGAAGTATGTTCTATAGCACGAGACCCATTGTAATATATTTCTTTACTACTGTAACAGGGCATTCCATCTGAGAAGTTAATAAAGTATCTATCGGTACTTGGGTCACCTTTGGTGATTTCATCCAATATAGCCTCAAAACATAAACCCTCAGGTGTAGTTCCACCAGCAGTGATACATTTGAATAAACTTGTAATTTTACTAAACTTATCAACACGAGAATCATAACCTATCAATACTAATGGTGTACTTTTTCTGTTTGCCTCGTGACAACTTCTATATGAGATAACTACATCCATATTTGGTGTCATTGATGCCGCTTTGGCGATTGCAACTACTGCAGTTTGGGTTTTATCAAAAAGTTCACCACTCATAGAACCACTAGCATCAACAGAAATATGTATCAAAGCTGGTTTGTGTTTGTTCACTATCAAGTTATCAAATATATCTGTATTACCCATTCCAAGTTCGTGAATTAATCTACCTGATATTCTACCTGATTTCATACGTGGAGTAACTAAGGTACGTTCCTCAGACCTAACTTTTAATCTTTTACCCAACACCGTACCAAGTTGAACACCTTTAGAAATATTGGCCGCCATCCGTTCTGAACGCCAATGATTTGGTCTATTCAATATATGATGAAAGATATTAGACTCACATAATTTTTTAGTAAGTTTACTGATAACTGTAACTTTGGTTTTTGTAATTTCATCTGTGTAATAACCTGAATAATCTTTACCCGCCATTCGTTGGTCAACACCAGACTCAGATATAGTTTCTACATCATCATTATCTTTTTTGGAAAGACGTTTCTTTTTAACATTACCATTACCAAACTCTTTTTGTTTCTTAATGGCTTTTTCTAATTGATTACGTTGTCTGTCACTAAGACTACCATTACCTTTGGATGTTTTATTACCATTTGATTCTTCACCATCAGCATCACCATCTGTATAGTCACCACCTTGAGAATCATTTTTAGATTCATCATCACCATCCGAGTCACCACCTTGAGAACCATTACCACTATTGTCGTTAGATTCATCCTCAGTCTCTTGTTGTTCACTCTCACCACGTTCCTTACTATCAGATTTTGAAGCCGGAATAGTATCTTCAATCAATTTAAACACTTCAAACGCTAAAGACAATACCTCAGTAGTATTTTTTAGTCTTGATATATTCTTTAAGTCAATCAAGTCCCAAATTTGTCTTAACACAGGTAACGCATCCAAGTCTCTATTTTTGTTAGTCAAGTTGATGATACGAAACATATAAGAGTCCCAAGTATTTTCTCTATACTCACTTGATTTAAGTCCTCTGTCAATGATTTTAGCATTGAAATACTTCTCATACATTGAGTGGTAGTAACCTTTGTAACCAGGAGCGGTAGTATAAATGTAATGGTCAATACGTCTGTCTTCAATCACATTAAGTAAATCCTTAACTTTACTTGTGATGTAATATATCGAATCCCACAATGTAGGAGTTGAACTATGTTTATTTATCAAAGATTTACAGTAATCATAAGACAACATAAAATACTCACTTGAACAATTACCATCTTCATCAAACCTAGCCCCTATCATAGATTTCAAGACATCAAAATCAGTAAGTTTGATGTGAGACCCCTCGTGAAGAGCCAACCCAACGATAGGGTCAAAATCACTATCAGTTACTTTAGATGAGATTGTAACAACCTCACCATCTGTATAAGAATCACCAGCCGTAGTAAACGTAACTTTGATGTCCTTATTAGTAACGATATTAACAAAGTTTTTTACAGCCCTTTTACAAGAAGCCAAGGCCATAACATCAGTACTATTAGTACTTTCCTCATCGAATCTATCCGAATCGAAAAAGTTATCACCAATCCAAAAGTTAGAATATTTGTTTTTTGACATATTTTATAATTTTTAATTTTTAATGAATATACCTTCACCTCTTTAACAACCTTACAATACTAAGATAATACATTTTACTCAAAAAGTCAAGCTTTAAATGTTAAGATTTTGTTAAAGTTTGTTAACGTTTGTTAAGATTTGTTTTTTTCAATCTCATCACGATATTTGTTTTTAACTCGCTCTGAAATTGGGATAGGGTCATTGTTTTCATCAATCCTAACAAATTTTATTTTAGTTGATAATACTGTGGTTTGAGTGCCAGAGTATACGTTATGTGCCCTTGCCTCTAAGTATAGAGTAAGGGATGTAGTACCTATATCAAAAACAGACCCATAGATTTTAATCAGCTGACCCTCTCGTGCAGGTTTCTTAAAAATACATTCATCTATTTTAATAGTAACGATTCGTGGAGTATCAGTAACTTCCATTGCATAGGCAGCTCCTGCAGCATCTAACCAAGCCAATAACTTTCCACCGAATAGGTTTGAGTGAAATCCTAAGTCGGATTTTTTAATTGGATGTGTTGATATTAAATTCATTACTTAGTCTTTTTTTTGGATATGGTTAATAGGGTCTTTACCTGATTAATAACTGTATCATCTTTTTGATGTTTAATAGTATCATCCCACAGATTTCTTAGGTATTTGTAGTGGTGGTTACTAAATTCAAATGACATATCACCTGAATAAGTATTATGTGAACCTGTTATTAGTGCATTAAGAGTCTGATAATGCATATCACCATCCAACGTACTATTTTCTAATAGTAATCTAAGAAATTTAATACGTGTACCTAAATGTATTCTTTCCCAATCCATTGATATATTTTTTTAATTTGTACACCATAGGGGAATCGAACCCCTATTACCAGGATGAAAACCTGGCGTCCTAACCGTTAGACGAATGGTGCATTCGTGGAGATGGTGGGATTCGAACCCACGTCCAGAGATGTTTCCATAATAAGTTTTTTACAGTAGTAGGATAAGTTTTTCTAAACTTCCAAAACTGATAGGATTAATAAACAATAGGATGTTTAACGGTTTTCTATCATTACCTTATCATACCATCTGCTTCCTTTTACACCTAACCCATCTACAAGCATACTCAATGATATGGTGTACAATACTTACCTAATTAGGCAGCCATTGCATAAGAAGTGTTGCCACTTAAAAGTTTGATGTAGGTCATCACCCATACTGAACTTAGAACTTCCATCAACCTGTCAATTCCAGTCATCCCCAATGATTTCAAATAACTAATACTTGAATATACAAATATAATTACAAAAATCAAAATTTAAAGTGTTAAAATTTTCTTAAAGTTTGATAAGTTTGTTTAATTGGTTGGTGAACTGAATACTGATATCTGATAAACTAACATTATCATTGACCATAACCGCTATAAGTATAGATACGGTTAATCCTATACCAGCGTATAATACATCTTTACTAACTAACTTTAATGTTCCCATAAACCCATTATTTGCAGATTTCCATACTGCCATAGCCACTTCTCTACCACCAAGTAATCCAATAAAAACCCAAGTTGTACTCATAGGAACTTTAGAATATAGTTTGAAGTAAAATAATATTATACAATATAAAAAATCTATCATGGTAGCGGCCCTTACATCTGTAACAATTGATTTTTCAGTTACAAGTTGTTGTATCTTACCACCACGCTTCCACAACAATACACCAAGTCCAATTACTATTATGGATGTAAATGCTAGAAATTCAAAAACGTTTAGACTTCTTGGTAGATACACCGCTATGTTTGCGGCATCTTGCATTAACCATATAGACCACAACAGACCTGAAACACTCCATTGAATCGGAGTCCACCATTCTGATGCTTTATCTTTTAAACACCTTACTGTTAGTTTGGATATGATTATGAATACTAAAAACCCTAATACAAATGCAAGTACATATCCAGATAATGATTTAAATAGAGCACTACCGATACCACTTGTTGTTGCAAACGAACTCAATAATAGGAATGTTGTTGATACAGGCATTTTCAATCGTGTTAACATCAATAGTAGTAATGGTGCTATTAATTGTAAATAATGAAAAGATGTAGGTGCAACTTCAAATCCTTTTGCAGATAAACGTTGATGTGTTACATCCCCACCATAAACTACCCAACTATAACCTACTGTAGCTACAAAGATAGAACCCAAAAATAACCACAACCAATACCATTTTTTATCAGAGTTACTGGCTATAAATGTACCTATTGTTTGTATACTATCATTTGCAATCGCGGCATAACCTGCAAAAATAAACCCAACCCACATCGCGATAGATGGGTATGGAACTACTACCATTGATACAATGAATCCAATTAACAAAGTCCAAATAAATGTCTTATCCTTTGATGTTACTTTTAATGGAGCTGGGTACGAATACTTTTTTCCAAAAACTAATTTCATTAACGATTTCATAATTTAATTCCTATATTAATCCATAAGGTATGTATTTGTGATACATTACCATTTTTTAAATCTGTTTGAAGTTGATATCCAGGTTTGAACCACATTTTTTTATGTACTAAACCAATACCTATGTTTAATCGGTTTCTAATAAATCCGTTTACCGTAAAAAAGGGTTCAGTTTGGATGTATGGTTGGAATAGTTCATGTATCTTGTATGTAAATGTAGGTCTAAATCGTATACGCCAAACATTGTCAGATATTTGTTTTATCTGATATTCGTTTCTGACTCTTATCTTAAAAAACTTGTTAAATTTATAGAATACATCAATGTGAGGCCTCATTTCATGTACTCTCATATTAGATTTGTTTTCAAAGATTTCTCTATAGTATAAACCAACTTTTAGCTTATCAATTACTTTATAAACAACACCAATATCAAAGTGAAAATACTCTATATCATCAAGTGAATATCGTAACTCAGGCTCTGCTGCCAATTCCCATTTATCACCAAGTTTTCCTTTAATGTTAAATGTATTCCAACTTTGAAACTCTTGACCAAGTAGAATTATCGGAAAAAATATTAGTAATATACATTTTATCATAACGTTTATTTTTATAAACTTTTAATTCAATACTAAATATAAAAATATTTTTAATGAATCACGATTTAGTGTTAACCATAAGTTAAGTTTCCGTTATGTTTATTTAACACCCATCTATCTTTTTAAACAATTCCCTTTCATTATCCTTTCCGATGTCTTGTGCCTTATCAATTATCTCATCACTAAGTTCACCACCATTCATCAAAGTTGATATGGCGGCATACCGTTTAGCTTTATGTGCAGTTAAAGGTATTGTAGATTTACGTAATTCGTTTGACCGTTTATCTAACATCTCAAACAACTCTTCGTCTGATAATTCGTTTAATTTGTTTGTATCCATAATTTATCTTAATTGTAATTTAATCTCAGATGGTGTAGTACCCATCTTACTTTTTTTCTTATACCACCAATACAAATCCTCAGTCGTTCCTTTACCCCTCTGACGTTTCATAGCCTCATCCCAATAGTCTTTACCAAATTCTTTTGTTAGAGCCTTACGTAGTAATACCAGTCGTTTGGTTTCGTGAAAATCAGCCTCTTCCATCAACCTTAAATATTTAACTCGTTTCATTTTACTGGCATCAAATGCCTCTCTACGTCTATTTACAGCATTTGATGTTTTTAGAGTTTCATCATAGATATCTTTTGCTAACTTTAAATTATCATAACCCTCTTTAAAGTATGGTGAATATTCAAAATCACCATTTTTGATTCTAAGTAATAGTGGTTCTGATGCAGGTAATACTTTTTTATGTCTACCATTTGTCCACCATCTGAATTTATTGTATCCCATAACTAATTTATTTAAGTGAAAAAATCAGTACCACATTACATGATACTGATTTTAATATACATCATTTACACCAATTCAGGTTGTTTTTCTTCCTTTAACATTTCCCATGCTCTTCCTAATCTTGTTAGACCTATACCACCACCAAATCGTGGGAAGAAATCATATGATAGGAACTCTTCTAACTCTGCCTCTACTCTTTCTTTACCAAACAATTCAAATAGTTTCTCACAATAAGTACCATCCATAATAGAATAGAAAAAGTTTCTCATCTCTTCAGCACTACAACTACGTTCTGCTGTTCCAAATGTTTCTTGTCCAAATAGAATAATATCACATTTGTTAAATTTACCATCACCTATATACTTCATATTCCAAAATGGTGATGTTCTGATTGGGAATGTTTCTAATGATATTGAATGACCAAGTTCTTTCCACATTTTTGATTCGTGTTCATCTTCAAGAATCTCAACACCACCGTATTCATCACAAGTTTTATCGTAATCAATTTGTACTGGTGTATCAAACCCTAAGTACTCTGCTAATTCAATGTTAAGTTTTCTTAAATCATCAAAGTTACCTTTGGATTCAAATTCAAACATTGGAAAAATCTTTTCGTGACGACCAGGAATTGGGTCTTTTTCGTTTCTGTAAGATGTCGATACACAGAAACATCCTTTCCAATCTGGATTTTTAAGTAGTTCGTATTCTAACCACATCTGACCTGTTTGTGGTAATGGCCATACTACACCATCATATGTAAATGTTGCAACTGAATGTGGGTTTTCACATGCCGCTAAAATTGATTTTCTACTTTGTGATGGAACTTCTATGAATCCCTTAGATAAAAAAAAATCCCTCAATTTTTGAGTGATTTCGTGATAAGTTTGTGTTTGTTTCATACACTTCCTAATTTTGTAAATTTAGAACAACGTTCTGTTAGTGAATAAATATTTATAATACTTCTTAGTTTTTGAGAGTAACATACCTCAGTCATACACGATGTAGCATAAACTGAGTTACCTCTAGCCCTCCATCTTTTACTTTGTTCAACAGTTATACCACCACATAGTGCATATAACCACTTGGTTAGGGTCGGTTCACCTTTAATTCTCTTTCTATAACGTCTCATTAGTAGTGTACTATGTCCGCGAAGTGAGAACCAGAGTGAACGGTACTTCGTAAATCGGTCATAAGGACTATCATCAGCGGCAACAACGAACAAATGTTTGTTACTACCATTGTATTTATGGCCAAAAAAGTTGTTTGCATCGGATGCGAGTCTTGATTTACCGAAATTTGACTCTAAAATTGATTGAGCAACGATAAGTTCTGGTGGGATATCTGGAAATACCTTAGATTCAACGACTGCGGCGAATGACATATATTCAATAAAACTATCTATTTGGTGATGTTTCCACTTACGAAACTCTTTACGTTGTTTAGATGTCTTACAATGTCTACCTCGCCACTCATCTTCAGTTACCCAAGTTCTATATCTTGGTGCACCATTACGTAAATATTTAGATTTACTCTTTTTAACTACAGGTTTTTCATCAAATCTACCTGCATAAACCGATTGAGTGTCGCAATCAGTGATATAAATCTCGGGTTCGACTGGTTTTGGAGTTATTTCAGTCTCTTGTGGATGTACAAACACCGCAAATATGATAGATACGGTTAAAAGTAATAAAAAAATTGTAAACTGTACGTTTTTTTGAAAAAAATTAGCTATAAATTTTAAAATATGCATGATAATTGTGTTAGTTAATTAATTTATTTACTCCAATTTGTAGTTCTGTTCCAATTGGGACTTGTATTTTTAGTAAAATATCTTCCAAAAGTTTTTCACCCTTGATATATATATCCTTTTTTAGATTATCAAAGGTAATTACACCATCAATCACCGAAATATTGTACCTACCTACCTTAAATAGTTGTCTTAATATACTTTCATTGGTATTTGTTTCAATAGAAACCACCAATCTTATAAAATCACCATCATATGGTATGATTTCAGTGCTATAATCGGTAGATGCTGTGATAGATGTAGCATTTTTCGGTTGTATACTCTTAACAAATGTTAATTTACCTTGGCCGATTGATGTAAATGCCATTAGTAGTAGTAAAAATGTGAATACTTGTTTCATATGTTGTCCTATGTTTGAACAGATTTAAATTTAGAATAAATATAAAAAATTTTTGTAAACAATACAAGTATTTTGTCAAAAAAAACAGAATACTATTTGTTTAATTGGATTTATTTCTTACCTGTAGAACCAAACCCACCACCACCTCGTGTAGTTTCCGATAAAACAGTTGTTTTTTTGAACTCAACAGATGATACCTCACTAAATACTCCTTGAGCAATCCTTTCACCAGGATTTACCTTATATCCATATTTAGAATGGTTAATTAGTATAATACCAACCTCCCCACGATAATCAGAATCAATAGTACCAGGTGAATTAAGAACAGTAACACCATGTTTAGCCGCCAATCCACTTCGTGGTCTAACTTGTAACTCTACATCGTTGGGTAATTCAAAATATAAACCTGTAGGAATCACCTTAAACTCACCCGACTCCAACATAATTGGTGTTTCAATGTTTGCTCTAAAATCAAATCCAGCGGAACCCTCTGTTTGGAACTGTGGGTCTTCATTATCCGACTTATTAATAAACTTAATCCTTTTAGGAAAATCTAATGTTGTTTGCATATAGCATCTATATTAATGGTTAAAAAATTATTTGTGTCCTTGATAGGATTCGAACCTATGACCCTCTGATTAAAAGTCAGATGCTCTAACCAACTGAGCTACAAAGACGATTATATGTTAAGAAAATGCGATTATCAATAAAAACACCGTATTTAAAAACATCATAGTGGTAAGAACAAAATTTAAATCCTTTAGTTCTTTTTTTAAATCCTCTATCTTTGTGTTATTATTGGAAAGTTTTCCATGTAAAATTTCTTGTTTGTCAAGTAAGGAATCTATAACTCTGTTAGTGTCCTTTTCACTATACCATGATTGTTCGTTCATTGTTTAAGTTTTAAATATAGGTAGAGATATACTCTTGGTATTAGATGTTTAACATCGCGAACGCTCTGAACCTTCCCTTTTAACCTTAGTTGTTCCCTACCTAAGTTTTTATAATTATTTTTATACTGTTCCAAATCCTACGGATTTTTGACGTAATATTTGAAATTCAAACATTGGTGATAAATCCATTGCATGGGCATTATCATTCAAGAATTTTTGTACATTTTCATTAATTGGTTTATGAACCTCAATAGTAGACTGCAATGGAAATGTAATACCTCTATCTACAATTTGTACTTTAACTTCAAAAATCTCTTTCATACTTTTGTTCTTTACTTTTTTTAAGTTATTTAGACCAACCCTCACCATCCCAACTCTTACATATGTAATATACAAAAAAAATGTGAGAAAAAGAAGTGTGTACTGTTAAAATTTTAAGAAAATTTCAACCTGCTCTAAATCCTTTTATTTCTACTCTATTAGAGACATCTATTAATCGTTTGATTTCCAACTCCTTTTCGACAATCATAGACTTTGCGATTTCTAAAGTTTCTAAGTCGAACTCACCCTCAACCCATTCAGTAAACCAACGAGTTAACAATTTGCTTTTTATTTTCTTGAACATAGGTTTGATTTTATAACTTGACAACAGATAGATATGGATTAAATACAGTTTTCAATTGTGTTGATAACCCACAGTAATTTATCATATGGTCAATCATTGATTGTCTAGCATATGTATAATCCGAAGACCCAAAGCCGTGACCTGCGTCCCAATCCTCATACTCACCAATAACTTCATCTATTGCGTATTTGAAACCACCAGAGTAAACAATGTTACTACCCATCATTTCTTTTATCAAATGGAATCCTTCGATTTTTTTACAACTATCCATTACATTATAAACATTAAACGGTACTCCCATAACTTCTATATTTTTTATATTTTAAAATTTATTTATCTATACATTGTTACAAACGAACCAAACTCATTATCAAACACCTCTAAAAGATGCTCATAGTCACCACTCATCATATCTTTTATAAGTGGTTTGTGGTCTATTCCAAATTGTTTACACAAGTTTTGTGCAACTCCTAAAATGTAGAACGCGTTTCCTTGTGGGCCGGTCAAATCAATTTCAATTGTTGTTTGAAGTGACTTTTGTTTTGTCTTAATCATAACCAATATATTTTTAGTATCCAACGAATTGGACTTTCACACAATCAGAAACAATACCTTGACTAACGGCATATTCCCATTCTTCATTCAACCAATAGTTTGGAACTCGGTCTAATTCCCTTAAACAACTTTCCCATATTTCACCAATGGTATATCCATCACCAAACCTACTACCACCACATAAACCCATCAACTCATTTAATGCATCTACATTAGTCATCTCTTCTGCTTGGTTGATTCGGATACGAATTTCTGCCTTCATTTGTTCGGCGACCATATCGTTCCATTCGTACATTTCCTTTGACCAAGGCTTGGTAACCGTTGGAGGAGTAAGTGATTGAACACCCAAAACGTGATTCATTATCTTTTGATTATCGGTCATACAATTTTAAATTTTTCTTAACGATTTAATAATTCAGTCTTTCCCCAAATCCCTAACAACAATACTAAGATACGAAATAAAGCTGAGAAAGTCAAGTTTTAAATGTTAAAAAAATGTTAAAGTTTTCACTTTTTTCTTAACAACTAATAGTCTGATATCGTATATAGGAGTCCCATAAAAGACATCGTGTATTTTACGGGCCTCATCGTTAGAGTCCGCATATATAACTTTAGTGTGATTAACACAATATTGGTTCATAGTGATTTATTTAACCCATTCAGAAAATGCCCAAGTTATGGTTACGAGTCGTGAAACGTTTGGATACCGTTTCTGATAGTCATCTGCGGTTCGTTCAACCTCTTGTCTTAGACCAAAGGCCGAGGCTTCGACCAATATCAATTCAATTTGTTCTAATTCAGTCATCTTTGTTTTGTTTAAATCTATCAAGAAATGCTTTCTCATCCTTACTTAATCCCTCTTTTTTTCTTCTTATTAATTTTGATTCATAAAGATAGGATTTATAGGCCGAGTCGGTTGATATTCCCATCATATCAATTTTTTTACCTTGGGTATACCACTCTGTTTTTATCCAGTTATCATAGTGATACCAAGTTTCCCAACCATTTTCTTTAAGAACTCTGGCCTTTTCTTCATAAGATAGTATTTTATTCATCTTTCTTTTGAATTATTCATCTTGGTGCGGGTGGAGGGATTCGAACCCACACACCTTGCGGTACTAGATCCTAAGTCTAGCGTGTCTACCAATTTCACCACACCCGCATTCATATTATTGGTTTAATAGTTCTTCTACAACATTATTATTAATACTTGTACAGAAATCTCGTTCAAGTATATTTTTTAGAGCCTGTTCAGCGTCTACACCATATTCATTTGTTGCCAGTTCAATACATTCATCATCTGACTTATTATGCCAAAATGATAAGTGTTTAAGCCATTTACTTATATTCATCATCTTCCTTTTGATTTATTAAGAACATCCAATAGATGGTTCTTTCGTTTATTACTTCTTAGGTATCTATCGTATCCAATCCTCAAAATATCCCATATCTGACTATTAATTGTCTTTGTACACAAATCGTAGTCTTTAAGTGGTGTATCTATTCCTTTGAACCTCAGTCGAATACGTGAATCACCATTCATCCGAACTCCACCCTCTGTATAATACTCTACCTTACACAAATGTTT